TTGCAAGCATGAATCCCATTAAATCTGAGTTTTGGTACATACTTCAGCGAGAAATAGCTGCCAGGAAAGCAAAATAATGGACACACTATTTTTATTCTTTTTATTAAGTGGAATAGCTTTTTGGGTTTTTATTGGTTTAATTATTTTTAAGATATGGATGGAAAGATGAATACTGAACCAGTAGCATGGATGAATAGACTTGGCAGATTGGAATATGAACAGGGCAATGGCTTTGAAATTCCACTCTACACCCATCCAGCAGATGAATCCTTTGACAGAACCGCTAGTCATATGGCTGGTGAGTATGTTAGTTATCCAGCAAAGACACTAACAGATGAGGAAATAATTAAAGTGTACGAAGATATGCTTGGAGTAGCATCTGCTAAAAGTTCTGCTATTGAATTTGCTAGAGCAATACTAAGAAAGGCGCAAGAGAAATGAACGCTAAAGGTTCACCCGATGCTAAGTGTTTAGCGTCTTTTTTACGATGGGCTATGAATAACCATTGGATTGACAACGAAAATGAAGACATTAACTCTGATCCTATGTGGCAAGCATGGAAAAGTGCATGGTACGTATGTAGAAGTGCCGCTACTTATGAAGCTACAAAAAAGGTAGAGAAACGTTGTGCTGTTCAATCTAAACCAATACCTGATGAAACATTAAAGAAAGCTTGGATTAGTATTGGCAAAGGCAAGGACTTTGCTAGGTGGGTTGAAAAGTATCATGGAGTTAAATGATAATGATATCTAGAAAAGACTTATTGAAAGAACTATTACCCGGACTTAATGCGCTATTTGACCTTGAGTACAGTAAATTTGGTGCTGAAATATTTAATAAAGAAGACTATATAGTGGAGGTAGATTTTGATGAAGATAAGAATAAGTGCAGTACAAATGAACTTAGCTAAGAAACTTGGAATAACAGCAGAAGAGTATGCAACTCAACTTGCTAACATGCCAAAAACTAAAAAGTTTGCTGGTGAAATTTTTGTAGATGAACCATACATAACAAAGGTAGATTTTGATGGACACGATAGACCCGAAGGTGCATGAAGAAATGCACAAGCGATATACTCAACATTTAGCGGAAGCAATGGAGCAGACTAAAGAAGCAATAATAGGGCGAATACTTAGCGGCGCATTTAGAGATGCGAATAAACCTAGTTACATAGTAGAGGTGGACTTTGATGAATAGCGAGTTAAATGAATCTTCACTTGAGATAATATTTAGAGATTTGGTTTCTAAACCTACTAAACCTACTAAACTTATTGTGCCACCCTATCTTGAGTCTTTAGCGCAACAAATTTTAAACCAACAAAAAGATTATGAAATAGAGGTGGACTTTGACTAAGATACCTGCATGGTCATACTCTAGCATTAAGCTATACGACCAATGCCCTAAAAAGTTTTACCACTTACGTGTAGCTAAAGATGTAACCGAGCCACCAACAGATGCTATCTTATATGGTAAAGAGTTTCATTCGGCAGCTGAACATTACGTACGGGATGACGTACCAATACCTCCACAGTTTAGTTTTGTTAAATCTACATTAGATAGTTTAAAACAACTAGAGGGTATAAAACATTGTGAGTTTGAAATGGGGTTGACAGAAAACCTAGAACCCTGCGGATTCAAAGACCCAAAGGTTTGGTGGCGAGGTATTGCTGACTTGTTGATTATCAATGGGGATGAAGCACGTTGCGTAGACTATAAGACTGGCAAATCGGCTAAGTATGCCGATACTGACCAACTGGAACTAATGGCACTAGCTATTTTTAAGTTTTTTCCCGAAGTCAAAAAGGTCAAAGGTGGGCTTCTTTTTGTTATTTCTAAGAACTTCATAAAAGATTCGTATGATGCTGAAAAACAGGATAAGATGTGGGTTAAATGGATTGCAGAACATAATCGGATGAAGTTTTCCTATGCCAATAATGTATGGAATCCTAGACCAAGTGGGTTATGTAAGAAGTATTGCCCAGTATTAGAGTGCGCTCATAATGGAAGGAACTAAATATGCCATACGTTAATAAACCAAGACCATATAAAAAAGAATATGAACAACAAAAAGCTCGTGGTGAAGGCGAACGACGTGATGAACGTCAACGTGCCCGACGTGCTATTGACAAGATCATGCCTGATAAAAACAAAAACGGTAAAGCTGATGCTAGAGAAGGTAAAGATGTTGCCCATGTCAAAGCATTAGATAAAGGTGGATCAAATAAGAACGGTGTTTTTATTGAAAGTGCTAGCGGTAATAGAGCATTTAAACGTGATAGTAAAAGTAACTTAGTTTCTGAAACGACTAAAAAAGAAAAAGGCGAAAAGAAATTAAGTAAGGTTGTAAAGCTTAAGAAATAGTAGTAATATAATTAGAAATTAAGTAAGGTGATAGCGGGAGACCGCTTTCGCCTGAGAACGCTTCACTGGAGAATGTGTGGAAATAATAGACAACAAAGTGTTGTTGCTGAATCTACGGAACCCGAATAAGGTTACAACTGTCATTCCTAAGAGTAGACAAATAGGTACTAATCAAGTTGCCGTTAGTTGGGGCTTAGATGAAGCACGGGTTTTAAATAATTTACAAATAAAAAACATCCCATCACCTATTATGGGAAAGTATACCTGGCCCGGATTACATAAGCCGTTTGACCATCAAAAAACTACAGCATCATTTTTAACTTTACACCCCCGTGCCTTTTGCCTTAATGAACAGGGTACTGGTAAAACAGGTTCAGTTATATGGGCGGCAGACTATCTAATGAAGATAGGTAAGGTTAAGCGTGTATTGGTTATTTGCCCCTTATCTATTATGGATTCAGCTTGGCGGGCAGACTTATTTAAGTTTGCTATGCACCGTACTGTTGATATTGCGTATGGCAGCAGGGAGAAACGTAACCGCATTATTTCTTCAGACGCTGAGTTTGTTATTATTAACTATGACGGTGTTGAGATTGTGCAGGAAGCTATTACTAATGGTAGGTTTGACCTTATCGTAATTGATGAAGCTAACGCTTATAAAAATGCACAGACCACAAGATGGAAAACATTAAATAAATTACTTACACCTGATAAGTGGCTATGGATGCTAACAGGAACACCCGCCGCACAGTCCCCAGTAGATGCGTATGGTTTGGCTAAGTTGGTAAATCCTACTGGAGTACCTAAATTTTTTGGTTCTTTCAAAGATATGGTGATGTATAAAGTGTCACAATTTAGATGGGTAATTAGACCTAACGCTGATAAAGTAGTATTTGAAGCATTACAACCTGCGATTCGATTTACTAAAGAAGAGTGTCTTGATTTGCCGGAAATGACCTATGTTACAAGGGAAGTTGAACTTACTCCACAGCAAAGGAAATATTATGACTTGCTTCGTAAGAAGCTAGTTATGCAAACAGCAGGTGAACAAGTTACTGCAGTTAATGCTGCCGTTGGGTTAAGTAAGTTGTTACAAATATCTTGTGGTGCAGTATATTCCGATTCGGGTGAAACCCTTGAATTTGACATTAAAAACCGCTATAAGGTATTAAGGGAAGTGATTGACGAAACACAGCAAAAGATATTAATCTTTGTACCTTTTAAACATACGATTGAAATACTATCTACCAAGCTACAGGTAGATGGCTTTAAGACCGAGATTATTAACGGCGATGTACCTGCCCATAAACGTGCGGAAATATTTAAACAGTTTCAAGAAACCAGTTCCCCAAGAATTTTAATTATTCAACCCCAAGCGGCGGCACATGGAGTGACTTTAACGGCGGCTGATACGGTTGTTTGGTGGGGTCCGACCCCAAGTTTAGAAACATATGCCCAAGCGAATGCAAGGGTTCATAGAGCAGGGCAAAGGCATCCTGTGACTATAGTAAGATTACAAGGTTCAAATGCGGAAAAACACCTATATAAAATGCTTGACAACCGTATTGAAGACCATGTAAAGTTAGTTGACCTTTACAAGAATTTACTTGATTAAGGTAAAGTTTGATAGTATAGTAGAAGTACCAATAGCGAGAATAAAATAAAGCCGTTATTGTTTTTAACAGGAGAATGTTATGTCAGAGAACGCTGTACAGGCAGGAGTGCCTTTAGAAAAACTCACTCGTATTTATATCAAAATGCGGGACAAAAAAGCTGAAATCACTCATGAACTTGAGGAAAAGATTAGCAAAGTTGAGACGGATATGAAAGCCGTTAAGACTGCTATTCTCGACCATATGAAAGAGATTGGGGCTGAAAGCTTAAGGACTGATGCAGGTACTGTATACCGCACCGTAAGGACAACGTATTCAACTACCGATTGGGAATCTATGGGCAAGTTTATTCTTGAACATGGTGTGCCGGAACTATTGGAGAAGCGTATTCAACAGACCAATATGAAAGCATTTTTAGAGGACAACCCCGATGTGCTTCCGCCGGGACTTAACGCAAACATGGAATATTCTGTGACTATAAAAAGGAGTAAAAATGGTTGATGAATCGTTTGTACCGATAGAAGGTTTGGCAAAGCATTTCGCTGTGTCAGTATCGACTGTTCGTGCATGGATTCGACAAGACTTAATCCCTTCATTAAAGATTGGCGGTGTTTACCGTTTCAAAATTACTGAGGTGGAGAAAGCCTTACGGATTATATGCGGCGGAGGATTGCCAAAAGAAGAAGCAGACGGAAGCTTAACGGTTAACGTACCTGCAGGACAAGCCCAAATGGCTTTAAATTTTAACCCTGACGAAGATATTTAAGGAGAATTACATGGACGAGATCCAACAAGAAGTAGATGTACCATTTGTAAACGAAGAGCTATCTGCAACAGTAAAAGCAGAACAACAAGCACAACAAAATCAGCAGTTCAGAGCAATGTGTATTGATTTTGCAACACGTGCTAAAGATGTAGATTCAGATACTATCGTTAACATTGCTAAAAAAATTGGTGACTATATCAAAGGAGAAGTAGCATGAGTGAAATGACTTTATTTAAAGGCGGTTTGCCTGATTATTTAAAAGGTGCAGATGATGCAACCAACTCCCTAGCTGGTACGGGTGATGGTGGTTTAGGCGCACGTCGCATTAGTATTAAAGGCGGAGTATTCCGTGAGTTTATTGGTGGTAAAGAGTACCGTGTATCTGAAGAACGTTCTATGAACGTAATCATTATCAAAGCTGCACCAAAAGTTTCACGTATTTTCTACTCAGGAAGTTATGTAGAAGGTGAAACTGTATCCCCAACTTGCTGGTCATCCGACAGTCAGCGCCCCGATGAAAAGTCCAAAGAGAAGCAGTCAGCCACCTGTCTCACTTGTGCTCAAAACATTAAGGGTTCTGGTCAGGGTGAGAGTCGTGCCTGTCGTTATCAACAGCGTCTAGCAGTCGTGGTAGACGGAGAAGTCGACAAAGGTGAAGTTTACCAACTTGTATTGCCACCTACTTCAGTATTTGGTGATGGGGAAAAAGGTAAACATCCTCTGCAGGCATATGCTCGCCATCTTAAGAATCATGGCACTCCGATTACAGGTGTTGTGACTGAGATGCGGTTTGACACAGCAAGCCCTACACCAAAGTTAGTATTTAAACCTGTTCGTCCTGTAACTGAAGATGAGTTCTTAAAAATTACTGAACTTAAAGATAGCGCAGAAGCTCTTGCTGCTATTACTTTAACAGTCGCACAGACTGATGGTGTTAAGGATAAACCAAAACCAGCATTAACCAAACCAGTAGCAAAGGTTGAAACAGTTGAATCTATTGAAGCAGAAGTAGATGCGATTGAAGAACCTAAGAAAGTACCACCCAAGAAAGCTTCCGTAGCAAATGAACCTAGCTTAGATAGCTTAGTGAGTGAATGGGATGATGCTTAAATAACGTTTTACGGGGGGTGAAATTCGTAGGTTGATACGAGGGCTTTTTATTCGCATTTGAAAAAGTAGTACAGGTTTCCTTATTTCCTGTACTCGTGGATGGGGTTGTGAATAAATTGTTTTGCCGAAGCTGGAGATCAACACCAGCCACTCCCCACCTTTGAAGGTGGCTAATGAACAATTTGGAATTTTTACAGCAAGTCCTTGGCGACGAAGGATACTACTGCATAGTTGGGTTAAAGAAAGACTCGGATAAACCTAT